AAATTAGGAGGGTACATAAACTGGCTTTGACACCCCCTTAAATTTGTGGTATAATAAAAATTTACGGTGAAAAATTGGGAAAAATTAATGAAAATAATCTGTTTTGGTCTTGCTTTTTTTGTAGTAGGTGTTATACTAATTGCAGAAAGTTTAAGGAGGTAAAAATACATGAGAGCTAATTTGCCAAAACATTTAAAACGTGACATGCCTTACGTAATCCGTATAGGCGGTGTGAGACGTTGTTACGTGTATGAGTATGATTTAGCTAACCTGTTTTATAAAGCTCTTACAAGCTTTAAATCAGCTCAGGTGAAGGAGTATGATGGCTTTTATCATGTCGTGAGTGTAATGGATGTGCAAAACGAGAACGGATATAGTGAGTATGGGAGTGAGGTTCAATTTATACCGGCGGAAGAGTATATACAAATATCACAGGCGAGAGGGGTGCTAACAGGGCTTATATACAGCGTTGAGCGGAATGACTGTAACTTGTCCGGGGGCTCGTTAAAAGCTCTTAGAAACGAATATAACAGGTTTAGGCGCTAGCCTATATAAGTGTCCTTTTAGAAAGGAATGTATGTTTTAAAATATTTTTTTAAAAAAAGGCTTGTAAAGTTTGAAGAAGATGTTATACTAGTAAGTGAAGTCAAGTGAGGTGATGAAAGTGAAGAATTATAGAGCGGAATATGATTACAAGTTTTTGAATTGTAGATCTATTCTCGCGACTGATATTTCAAATAATACAAGTATTCCGCAAAGTACGGCTTATTATTTTAAGGTAAAACCAGAAAGAATATTAAAAGCCCGTGGTGAATACATTGATGAAATGTTTCAATATTTTAAGTCGTTAGGGCTTGACGAAAATAAATTAGATTGTGTTTCACGTGAAACGCGTGTGGTATTTTTGCAAAAATAGAAAGAGGTTTTATATCATGGGTTTAATGAGTAAATTTAATAATGCTAACGCATTTATGGACATCGATACAACAGATTTTAATTATGTGTCATTAAAGGATTTAAAAAAGGAAATGGGCAATAAGCCTTATACTATTAATGGTTTGTTTGTAAATGGCAAAGGTAAGTTTGGTGATGAAGCCGTAGCAATCGGTGACCACATTCTTATCAATTTACCGCATTACGTAGTTGAAGATGTAAAAGAAATGTTACAAGATAGTGTAGTTATTGATGCAATCAAGCAAGGTAGAGTAGGAATTAAAGTACACGGATATACTAATTCATTTTCTAAACAAAAAGATGGAACTATTAAGAAGTTTTATTCCGTTGAATGGCTTGATCTTTAGTTTATTTAATTATTAATCGAATTAATTATAATCGTCTGTTTAAAATTAAAATTTCTTTTCAATTGACTAAATAAGAGTTATACTTTAGTAAGAGTATGGCTCTTTTATTTTGCTAGGAGGTGTTACACGTGGAACAAGAAGAAAATAAACAAGAAGAAAGCAAAGAAGAAAAGCCTACTACAGTACAAGACGTGCCAAGTGAAAATGCAGATGAAGATAAAGACGCAAGCGCGCCAAAGGAAGAAAAGACTGAAAAGCCTGTTGATATGGATCCACAAACAAGTGATAATTCAAACGAATTAGCAAGATTTGATGGTATTGATAAGAAGCTTGATAGTGTAGTTGATTTATTAACGTCTGTATTGAATAAGGTTTCAGATGGAGACTCTAAAGAAGACGACGAACCAGAGAAAACAAATGACAACGATAATGATGATAGTGTTGAAAGTTTTGAAAATCTTTTATAAAGGAGCATGAAACATGAATGACCAAGAAAATACCATGAAGTCAATGATGAGTTCTAATTATGGGGATGGTAAAATTTCAAAGAAGCAAGAACTTAATTCAGGAATGAGTATTGCGGGAACTAGTCAAGATGATTTAACTGCAAAATTAAGAGGGGGCTTAATTAATGGCTAGTGCAGAAAATGGACAACCAACTAAAAAACAAGTAGCTTTAGCATTAAGTGAGAGCTTGACAGAATATAATAAAGATAAAAATGCAGCGTGGAATTTAGGAACTAATTATAATAATATTGGTACGCAATTTGAAACATATGTAAATCACTATTTATTTCCAAAATTGCAATCTACTAAGCTTATTAATGTAGAACTTGGCAATCGTTTTAATTTTTTAGCCAAAGAAACACAATATATCGCCGAACTTAGTGAAGAATATGTCATTCTTGATAGTGTACCTGTCGATTTAAATCTTGACCGTGAAGAAACATTAATGCTTAAGCGTAATTATCCAAAGATGGCTACACGTTTATATGGACCTGGTGTACATAAGAAGATGAAATTCACCTTGAACGATAACGAAAACCGTTTAAACTGGTCAACTCTAGGTGACGCTATCAAGTACGCTGTAGCGGTATATCGTAAGAAGATCAGCGATATTAACGTAGATGAAGAAAAAGAAATGCGCGCAATGCTTATTGATTATGGTTTGAACCATGTGCCTGATAAGTTAACATATAAGGTTAAAGATATGGATGAAATGAGTTCAAAGATTTTTGAACTTATGCTTAACTTACAAAATAATAGTGATAAGTATAATCAAGCAAAGGAAGCTAGTGGGGGAGCAGTAGGGCGTTATACCACGCAAACACCGTTAGAAGACATGCTAATTTTAACCACAGATAGCGTTAAAACATACTTGCTTGATACCAAGTTAGCTAATACTTTTCAAATTTCAGGGCTTGATCTTACTGATCATATTATTTCATTTGATGACTTAGGAGGTATCTGGAAGCTAGAAGATGATGTAACTGTTACATCTAAAGACATTCCAGTATTTAGAGCCATGGGTGATTATCAAGTTCAGGAGGGAGATGTATTTAATAAGGGAGTTGTATTTACTTTTGACGTAACGCAAGCTCCATCATTTAATAAGGCAAAAGAGATTAAGCCTGAAAGCAAAGATTTTGCAATGCTACTTGATATTCGCGGTATTTATTATAAACGTAATACTTCTAAGTTGTTGCCAACTTATTTCTATAACAATGAAATGGATGAGTATACTTATTGGATGCACTATTATTCATTTAAGGCAATTTCGCCATTTTATAACAAGGTTTGCGTTGAAGTAGCACCTGAATAATGGGAGAAAATAAAAAATGATAGATAATGATAGATTAGGTGTTGAGCTTTCTCGTGATCTATCAAGAAAAGTCATAGAACACCGCGATAAGTTCTATGATTTTTTTATTGGTAGATATATGGAAGGATTAGCGAATTTATTTTATTATTCAATTAAGCCGTTTGATAAAGCAACATTAGAGATTGCTTTGCGCGAAGGGTATGGCGTAGCTGTTGGTGTTAATAAATTTGGTCAGCTAGGTATATTAGGATATATTAATAATAACCAGTTTGCATATAATAGACCTGATTTATTATTAAAGCCTAAACGCTATACGGGCAATATGATTAATTATACAATGCCTAGTGATTTATTGCCCGAAAGAGCAAAAACCAACCAATTTTTAGAGATATGGAATTGGGACAATGGACAGACAGGGGATTTTGTTGTATTTTGGAATAAACAAATCAATTTAACAAATGATTTTCAAATTATACAGCATTATGCTGAGGAATTAGCGGAGATTGTAGCATCAAGATTTAGTTTAATTATACAAGCCAAAATTCAAACGGTTTTAACAGGTGATCCAGGGGATGAAACAATTAATCAAATGATTAGTGCTATATATAACGGCAACCCATTTGTTAAATTAGCGAAAACATTTGATATTGAAGATCATTTAATCACAATAAATAACACAGATCTAGCAAATAATTTAGCACAGCTAAAAACGGAATATCAAAACAAAATAGCCGAGTTAAATGCTTTGTTTGGGATTAATGTTTTAGCCGTAGACAAAGAAAGCGGTGTGACAGCAAGTGAAGCTAATGGAAATCTAGGATATGTAACCATGAATGGGAACGTGTGGTTAGAGTCAAGGCAAAAAGCATTAGATTTATTAAATGCAAGATTTAATAAAAAATATACGGTGTCAATTGATAAAGACGCTGTAGGTATGTTAGGGATGAATCAAAATGAAGACAACAACGACCCTGTTAGAAGTGATAACAAGTGAGGCGAAAATGGAAGGTTATGATGCTTTTTTTAATAAAGAGACGCAGCAATTAAGAGAAATGGGTGACTCGTTACTGACGCAAGTAGCAGAATATACACCGTTTATACGAGAATTAACTAATAAAGCAATTTTTGGGGGAGCTTATTTAAGCGACCAAAATGCGGACAAGTTTTTTAAGCAAGTCTTTTTAAATCGTTTTATTAATCGTGAGATTAAATATCAAACTATCGATTTATTTAGAAATAAGCTAGTCAACTTGATGTATACAAATAACCAATGGTTTTGTGAAACATATAAGTTCTTTAATGATATGTTTAATGGTGTAAATCATGCGACAAGTAATGAAGGGCAAAACCAGCAAGATGAAAACAGAACAGCAAATGCGACTTTACCGCAAGATCAAACGGTTTTAAATTTGACGGATGAAAACGTGCCGTATGCTGATGAAACGAATTATGGACATAGTAAAAGCAATATCACGCGACATCAGGAAAGTAATTCTAGTTCAAATAGCCCTAGTGTTGTACAGCAACTAGACAACGTTTATAACCGTAAACTAGATGAATTTGACGCTGGGTTGTTTTTGCAGATATGGTAGGTGAAAAAATGAAATTAAATAATTTAAGTGTCGCTGAATTTGAAGTATTTTTAATTGTATTAATGATGATCCTTGATATTATATTAGGTACTATTGATCATGATTTTTTTAGTAAAGATGGGTCAAGTGCTAATGGAATTAAAGGGTTATTCAGCAAGTTAGGGATAACAAGTTTTTTAGTATTCGCGATAATAGTTTTGCATATTAATGATTATGGCGAATTTAAAGGAATTGAAGATATAATGACAATTATTAAAAACGGAGTGGATACTATAGTATTAATGTTATTGTATTTTGAATTAACTAGCGTGTTAGCTCATTTACATAATATTACGGGTATTGATTTTTCAGGGCTTCCTATGGTTAAGCAAGAAATAGAAAGCAAGCAATTAACTTCTCAGAAGTACCAGGAAGCCATTAAAAAAATGAAAGAGGATGAGCAAAATGACGCAAACAACTAAAAATATTATTGAAAACATTTACGCAAGGGAAGTACCATTAACAAAGGACAGCCCTCTTAAATGGTATAAAAATCATGGTAAGTTTATTCATGAAGATTTATATAGACAGCACAACCAAGATTTATTGTTATCAATTCAGACGACAGTTAAAGCTTTAAACCAAATTATTACAAGTTTGACAATTTCGCTAAAGGAAGCAGATTTTGCTTTAAATCAAGATATTGATAATGAAACTCAAAGGGCTGAAAAGGCTGAAAACCAATTACAGCAAGATATTGATAACGAAATTCAAAGAGCCGAAAAGGTTGAAAACCAATTACAGCAAGATATTGATAATGAAATTGAAAGGGCTGAAAAGGTTGAAAACCAATTACAGCAAGATATTAATAGTGAAACTCAAAGGGCAAAAGGGGCTGAAAGCCAATTGCAGCAAGAAATAAATAGCGTAAATAGTAGTATGGGGCAGCAATTACAAGAAATACAACAACAAATTGCTAATTTGAAATCAGGTACTGCTAATAATTAAAGGAGGTATCATAGATGGTAGATAATCAATTTACACCACAAGATTTTTTTGAGCATTTTAGGAATTATCCACCTAATTTTGACCCGTCATATAATAAAGACGGATGGCACTTGTCGCACTGGTTCGGGGATAAACGTCACTTTAGGCCATGGTACGATGACGACGCGGACTATAACACAAATGCGAAAAGCTATTATGATTATCTAGGGTTTAGGATTAAGCAATTAGATTATATAATTTGGGCTATTAATGGATTATTAAGACGCGACGTAAAAGTAACAGATACAACAACCATTGATATGACCAAGTTGGGGGATTGGTTAAAAGGTGACGACATTATTAATTTAAGTAGTGTGGTCAAGTTTTCAAACGACCCAACTAATTCAGCCCACGACTTAAACGGGGTTTACGTCAAAGACCTAGAACCAGAACTAATTGCATTACGGCAAAAGTTAGAAGACGTGCGCAGGCAATTACAAGATCAAATTGAGCAAAATAAGCAAGATATTTCTAACTTACGAGATAAGCTAAATGATGAAGCTGGAAAAATTGATGAGTTGTCAAAGCTTATCAAACAAATTCTCGATAGATTAAACGGGGTTTATAAGACTATTCCGAAGGCTAACTTTTACCACAAATATTATAATGGTAGTGAGGACGTACCCGCAGGTTGGGGCACATACCACGCGGGGGCTATTTATGGCGAAAACAATGTAACTTTAAACGTGCGTTTACCATATGCTAACCATAATTTAGAAAATCTAGAATTAAACGGTGGTGCATTGCCGCTTTCAAAAACACCAAAGAGTTATGTTTTAGGGTTTGGGTTTAGTGATGAGTATGCTTTCTTAAATGATATGAATGTTGAAAGTATTCAAATAACTAACGGAGCAGCGCATATTAAACCAGTTAGCGCCCGTGCAAGTTGGACGATTGGTTACAACTTTGACCATGATAAGCAAATATACGGAGGTGATCCATATCAAATGACGCTTGCAACGTTTGCCGACGGCTATAATGATAAGAATACCTTTGCCGAGCACTACAAAGGGATATATTTAAAGGGCGATATTGTCAACGCGACATTCCAATTATCAGGTAAAGTACCTGAGAAGTTTTGGAAAGGTGACGATAGGCCGAGTAATGTAATAGAAGTTTCGGAAAGCGATCCGCATGGAGTGCCTGATTTAGGGCGTAACGTGAGCAGGACTATTAATTCAATCATGGAATAAAACGAATCGTAAGAAATCCGATGAATGAAATGAATAAAACGAATCGTAAGGAATCCGACGAATGAAATGAATAAAACGAATCGTAAGGAATCCGACGAATGATAGAAATAAGAGGATATTTATAATGAGTAGAAAATTAAAAGACCCTATTAATCAAACAGTTCACTTCACGCGTACAGCCAAAAAAGACCTGGTGAGTGGTAAGGTTAGTTATGGCGATTGGACGCCTGAGAAGGGGACATGGGCAAAGTATGAAGCGCCGGAAGTCGCCGGCTTTGTTGCAAGCCCTAAAGAAGTACCAGAACAAGAAGTAACCCCCAACACCCAGTCAACCAGCGTAAATATCATGTATACTGCTATCAGTGGAGGTATTACTATTAATTTTGTTGACCGGGATAATAATAATAGCGTTGTCGGTTCTGTCACCTTGACTGGTTTAGTAGGTGAAAAGCCTGATCTAACGCAAACAAATGATAAGGTAAATGAACTTAAGAGTAAGGGTTATGATGCCCCAACGCCTGTTTTGCCTTTCGGGACTATATTTACTAATACTTTACAGACATTTAATAGTGTAGTGACTCACCAAGTAATGGAAAACATTAATGAACAAAATCCAGCAGGTGTGAGTGATTTAGGGCGCGACGTAATTAGGACTATTAATTTTGTGACTAATAATTAATAAGGAGGTTTAACAATGGTTAACCCAATTATTCAAGGGTTGCATTTTTCACGTACTGCTAGTAGGGACGAAGTAAACGGAAAGGTAGCATATGGGGAATGGCAGCCGCCGATGGCTACTTTTTCAGCTATTCCGGTTTCAAATTTTCCGCAAATAGATGGATATCAGCTTGACCCCTTACAAAAAGACATACCTACTGAAAACATAAATGCGTACACGCCAAATGAAACAATTACGGTAAATTATTATAAGAATAAAGAATATAATGAATCTTCTAGCCCTGATTATTGGTATGACGCGGACAATGTGAAAAAGCCGATCAAGAAAGAATTTATGTTAGGGGTAGATGAAGGGAGCTCACAAAGAACTAACAACAACTTCATTACTATTCACTCAACAGCAACCCCAGGCGCAACGGCTAGAGATGAAGCGCAATTTTTTAAAAATAATTGGAATACATCTTATGCTTATACGCATTTAGTAGTCGATGATCAAGAATGTTATATTGTAGGTAGTTTAGGATATGTAGCGTGGGGAGCTGGTCCAACGGCTAACTTAAATAGCCCTGTTCAAATTGAGCTTTGTGAGTTTCCTAATGACAGATTACGCGCGCAAGAAGCATATGTTAACTACATACATTTAATTAGGCAATTTGCGGATATTTACGGGATACCTAAAAAGCTTGACCGAGGTTTGCCAAAGGAAGTACGTACCCATAATTATTGGGCAAGAATCAATCATGAAACAAACCATACCGACCCGCAAACGTATTTAAGTTCAATTGATATCAGTTTTGAGCAATTGCGTAGTGACGTTGAAGGAAGAAGCACGACAAGTGACGAGTCGACCACAGGAAGTACAAATTCTGAAATCTGGTGGAATATTGATCCTAAAACTTTACTACCTGTAGGGTTTACCCGAGAGCACGGGGAATTTCATAGTTATTACGAAATTAAAAACCGTCGTTCAGCACCAGTATTAACTAATCGTAGTACAGGTATGATTAAGAGAGGTCAAACACAAAAATATGACTCTATTATTAAGAAGGATGGTTATACTTGGATACACTACCGAGTTGGTCGCCCATCAAACGGTAAATATGAAAAGCCCGCTAGCTATAAAGGTGAGTCTTATCGTGAATATTATTTACCTGTAAGAGAATGGCACTCAAACGGAAGAAGCACCGTATGGGGTTGGTTCAGCTAATATAAATACAAGTACAAAAAAGCTATGTTTCATGCGAAACATAGCTTTTTGTAATAGGGAAGTAAGAATACCATAATTATTATATCACAAATATTGCATTAATAAACGTTGTTTTAATAATCGTAAATCGCTAGCGCGTCTTTGTTTGTCTTGTTGCTGCACTGTAGGCTTTGTATTTATGTTTTCTCTAATTAAACGGTTAATATTTAAAGTTTCATAATTATCCAAAATATAAGATTTTGAATACATGTTAGCAAAATAATAATCATCTTTATTGTATTTTTTATAAAAAGTATCTCTATAATAACTAGGCTTTAAATATTTACTATCGTCGGTATTATCTACTAATTCGGTATTATAATTATAGCTTTCTTCATAAGGAGTCACTTCTAAAATAGGCTTAGCGGGATTAATGTAAATATTAATAAACTTATCAGCGGTTTTAACTGTTATTTTATTATTTTTATTTTTGGGTTCATGAATAGCCCAACTGTTTACTTTAAACTCCCCTAGAATACTTTCATTAGTATTATTGTTAAAAATATTGTTATTTTTTGTTTCGTGGGGCTTGTCGTTCTTGCGCCGTTCGATAGCCATATTTTTATATACTTTGATTGTATTCATTGGTTGGGCTTCTAAATAGTGATACATTTGCCATTGTGCTAAAAATTCACTCGAAAAGTCTATGGGATTTGCTAAAAATATAGCCTTACGCCTATTATTAGTATATTCCATGGGGGGTATTAGACTTCTATCCATCGTTTCAAAAATGGTTTTAAATTTGTCAAATTCATGTGGTGCATATTCTGCGCCTACAGCTAAAAATTCATCGTACATTATTAAATTAGCATGACGCAAAACCGCACTATAGTTTTTTAAATCGTTTGCGTTGTTTAAGTCCGCGATAATAAACGGTGTTTTCTCCCCGTAAGTGATTTTTGCATAGTCCATATTTAGACGATAATTAAAATTATTTATATTAAAGTCGTCCATTGTTCTATATACGTCGTCTATCTGCTGAATCATTGCGCTTCTGACCTCCATATGGCGCACGATAATAATTGTAGTAAAGTCAAACGCTTCACTTAATTTAGCTAGGGCGTAAATAAAATTAAATGTTTTACCGTCACCACGGGTAGTAATACTAAATAGCAAGTCAACTTTATCATCACATAAGTAATTTAAGAGCTCGACTTGATTGTATTCATCTGGGATGTTTTTTCTTATCTTGTTTAATTCTTTTAATAGTTTTTTATTTTTGTTTTTCTTAATTAGTTCCATGTGAAACACTCTTTTATTTTAATCTACATACATACATATACGGATGTTCAGAATAGGGAACCCACCAATTTTTTAAAAAGTAGTGCAAGGGGTGTTTTAACCAACCTGGACCCTCCATTGAACACACTTTAGCTGTAGCGCCTGAACCCCCATAAACCCAGACAACATGAGAAGCAAGCCCCGCACCTGTATTAGGTGTGTTACCCATTAAAATAAAGTCACCTTGTTTAACCACATCCATATGCCTAATAAGTTGAATCTGCGAACCGTGCCATACTATTAAATTATGTGAACTAGCATAATTATACATAGTAGCTGTATTAATATAACCACCAGCCCACATTCTGGGATATACAGTATGTAAAATATAACCAACCATACCGCTACAGTCTGCCCAACCTACAACACGGGGGTTTTGCTGTGGTCTTCTATTTGCATATTCATAATCACGCCCGCATAAATAATAGTATTGTTTTAAAGCTTTTTCTAATTTTGACTTATCTGTATCTTTACCAGCCCCACTTGTCCCACTACCCGAATGACCGCCCGATCTACCAACATTTAGCAAGTCAGCGAATGGATATTTGATAAATATCCAATTTTTATAACGCTTAAAATGCACTCCTAAAAACGTAAATTTAGAATTATTTAAGTAAATAGACTTAGGTAGTTTAATCTTTTCATCTAATCCACTAGCAGAGTCCCCGCCGGTTCCCCTTCCGCCGTCATTCATACGCGCGAACGGTTTTCCGCCGCACGCCTTAATCATGTCAATAATGCCGTCATATGGATTACCAAAATAATAACCACCGTTGGCTGCACGGCTATTCCAACAACACGCGTTCCCGGCTAAAGTAAGTTGCATATAAAAAGAACCCGTTGAATATTTAGGCAGCCCGTTATAAATTCTTTTACCAGTTGCATTAATTGGAATAAAGCCCGTTTCTGGTGCTGATTGATTTAAGCCGAATAATTTTGGATTTCTGCCGCATGATCTAATTAAAGCTAAATCTTGTTCAAGTTGCTGGTAGGGTGAACCATATCTAGCGCGGTTATTAATCCAACCTATACCACCGGTTGCACCTTCTTGCACTACATAACCAAGAAATACGGTATATGCACCACTTCCTAAACGCCTTTTAATTAAGGGGATGTAGGTGCTTTCCATGTTACTTTTTGTAAGTCCAAAGTTATTTATAATAGGGGGGTGACGAGCAAAAAAGTAATTTAATATTTTGTTTTCACTACACCCATAACTACTCGAATAAGGAGTATATAAGAATTCTTTGTATTGCTTATCAGTATACTTTTTACGTAAAGCCATTGTATTAATCCTCCATATTAAAACGTGTATTTTGCGTAAATGGATTATCAGTACCATTATTTTTCCATAGTTTAATACCGTTTTGACACTGTACTTTTAACTGCTCCATAAATTGCGGTGGAACACCCGGTAAAACCCAATTGCCCGCGAATTGATAATAATTAAGCATTCGTAAGGTGTCGGGTTTTTCAAGGTGCAATAATTGTCCTGAAAAATCAAAACCAAACGTATTGTAATAAGTAAGTACACGTTCCATGTTTTCAGCCCCAATACTTGCAAAACGAACTGTAACCCCAAAAATTCCTTTACTCATATTAAAACTTTGTGAATTGTTTTGACTTCCTACACTAGGGGCACTAATTGCCATATCTGCAAATTTTGCGTTTTGATCTCGATAATATTCCCATTCACTGGTAAACTGACCTAGCGCGTTTTTAGCGACGCCTAAAACACCGCCCCCAGCTAAAGACGTGGTAAGCGATACCGCATTAAAAAATCTATCTTGCAAACTCTTATTTGGGTTTAGAACGTCGCTTATACGGCTAGATATTTGACGATCATTATTTAATGCCCTTTGGTGGGCGGTTTGTGCTTTACCTAATTTATAATTGTCTACTAATACTGGTATATCGTCAAATACGTCGAACGTAATACCTTGATTAATATATGTACCACGATAAAGACCATTAATGCTATTTTCCCCGTCATCTTTATATTGGTCGGGAAAACAACGTATTTCATTATGATAACCAAACGTACTCTGGGCGATCATTTTTAGTCCGTAATCTGGTAAAAATATGGGTGCTAATGTTACTTGTTGCCCATTCCATGCGTTTAACTCAATATTAGCGTATTCTTGTCTTAGTGCCCAAAATGGGATAGAGTCGTCAAAATTAAAATATTCATCAAAGTTTTCTTTCGGCAAAGTAATATTATTCATAATAAATGATCTAGTTTTACCCTTATTTTTAAATTGATAAATATTTGCTGAATTAATACCATCTTGTTTTGCATCTCTTACTTTTAGTAGGTCTTTCTCGTCCACAACCTCACTTGGAATAATAGCTACATTGTTAATATTTTGACTAATCCACGGATAATCTTTTAAATATTTCATCAAACTTGTAAAGTCATCTTGTGATTTACAACAATATAAATCAACAGGTGAAACAATGCCGTCATAAGTTTGCCCAACACTAGTTTTTAATTTAGGATCATCCTCGGTTCCAAAATCATCTAATAAACTTACACTAGTAGTAAACACGACAAAATAATTTTTCCAGGCTTCAATAAATTGCCTGGTGTAAGACTTAGGAAAACTTAATACATCATTATTAGTCATCAGCCATTTACGCCATTTATAAATATGATTTTTGGTTAGACTCATTCTTTGAACTTGTACTAATCCTAAATCCTTAGTAAAGTCACCTTGCATAAAAGTTGTTACAACGTCTAAAACTAAATCTAATGCGGTAACACCATCATTAATATATCTTACGTTCATAACACGTGCATAATACCAACGGTCATTATCAAACATTGATCTAAAACGTAAATAATTAAGTCCGTATGTTTCAAGCGTTGTTAATCTGGTTCTTAATTCTAAACGATCTTTAACAAAATTAAAGCGTCTAGCTGGTTCATAAACTTTCATGTTATAACGCCCTGTAAAAAAGTCATCTCGCTCTTTATCCGTCTTAAAATGAATAAAGTTTTGAAAGTCATTAAAAGGGGTATTATAGAAAAAATCTATCTCGGTTAATTTCATAATTTCATTACTTCCTTTTGCTTTTTTCTTAATATTTCAACATCACAATTATTATACACCTGTTTCATAATAAACTTATGCGCACGTAATAATTGCTTAAACCCTAATCGTGATGCTATGTCATTATCGTACATTGGGGGGTATAATTCCGCTTTTGAAAGCGTTCCTATTGTAGTTTCATAATATAAAGCAGTATCAGCATTATGCGGGTCATTTTCCATTCTTTGATCTTCTACAATTGCAATAGCCCTAATTGCATTACTTAACATTTTATCTTTTATTTGTTCTTCATGATTGCGCGGAAAATGCCTTCTATAAGAAAAACCTTTATTAATTTCGGTTTCTGCTTCATATAATACAACTACTTTATCTTTGGTAAAAGCATTACGTAAATTTTTAATTTTACAACCATCATGGAAAGTTGCATCTACAAATGATTGTAAATCTTTATATTGTTCCGCGTGAAACGCTTTAATCGGAATACCTCCAGCGAATACTTCAACTTTGTTATTATCTTTTGACCACAAACAATATTTCTTATGATTTAATACATACATATTTATAATATCGTGGTGTTCCTCGTCCCATGCGCCTAAATTATATGGATTAACATCTACATAATCTTTAATAGTACACCAATATTTATAAAACATAAAAATACTATCGGTATCACAATAAATAAAGTTTTTATTAACTCCCTTAACATTATATGTAAGCGGTGTTAATAATTGAAGTAGCGCCCATGCAGTTACGCTACTAGCAAACGTTATATTTCTTTCGCTATTTTTAAACGCAAAATTGCCCTGTTTATCCTTTACGCTTACCGTTTTATTTAATTTTTCATCGTATTCATATAAGGGAAAATAAGGTCGCAAAGCTGGTATTCCATAAATACCATTTAACGTAACTTTATACCCAGCTACTTCGCCTTTAGGCGCATGTCGCTTTTTAGCATCTGTCTTCTTTCGATAATTATATTGAATAGTCTGAAAACCCCCGAATGGTTCACTCTTAAACTTAAGATACGCAATAGCAGGTAACCATGTAATAGGTTTGCCAATAAACTTTTCAAATAACATAATATGCGGCGTTTGAATATATACACAATCAGTATTATTATTTAAATACTTCACAAACATTTCACGTATAGTAATTGATTTAATTTTCGCTAATATAAGATGTTCAAATGCTATTTTAGTCATTTGTACATAATAATAAAACCTATTATCTAATTCAAGCTTTTTATTAATTACACCCCCGTCGATTAAAAACGTTGGGAAATTTCTATATCTCATAACGGTGGGATAAGAACTATTTAAATCAATATGTACTATATGTTCATTTAACATTTTACCAACGTATTTATCATTATAAAAATTAAGCCCACCTTTATAAAAATGATGAATAAATTGAAATGCATTTTCATAGTCCCCGCCTTTATTACGCTCAAATAAATATTGTGTTAACTCTAATCGTTCATATTTATCTTGATTATTGGTAAATTGATTAATCAATTGAAAACGAGCAAGTCTATTTAACTCATATTGTTCTAGAATATTTTGCGATAAAGTTAACTTAGTCGGGTCATAAGAGTCAGCATATATTTTTTGATAATTGTAAAACATCGCATAAATTACGCGGGTGTCATTCATTACGTAATCAATGGCGTGTTCATTTAATTGATTATATACATCAAGGCAATATTTTTTTAATTCACTATATGATAAATCTTCTTTCTTATCATATTTTGCGTAATCATCATCATAATTTAACTTAACATTCTTACCTTTATCATCTAACTTAAGATCTTTTAATAGACTCCCTATAGTTCGTACGCTCATATGTGTAATTGGAAAAGTGTCTTTAGTTTCAAAAACTGTTTTACCTATTTTGAATTTAAGATTAGTACGTGATGATGATCTCACACGAGATACATGTAAATAATTGCCATTTTCATCTTCAATTTTACTTTCTAATTTATGATTACTTGATTGTCTAATATAAGCATTTTTAGGTATTAATCCAAAATCATATATTAAAGCACGACGTAAAAAAGCAAAATCATAACCTTCTCCATTATGCGCCAAAAGGGTCACTTTTGAGTAACCCTTTTCTAATATCATTTTAATAAATTGCGCTAAATCAGGTTTAACACCTTCATATACATGCCTTTTATACTTATACTTATAACTAACAACGTATTCCATTACTTTTTGTTCTTTAGGTTCTGCTTTACGATTAACGGTTAAAGTTTCAATATCAAAAAATATATATACATCTGTCTTTCTCTTACCCATTATTATCATCCTCTAAATTTCATCACTTGCATATAAACCATAAATAGCCTTATTTACAAAACCAGGATTTTCTTCGAACACATTAACCACATATTTAAGACGACTATAAAATGTATAAAAATTGGTTGTCGCAGTTAAAGTTTCTTCTATCATTCTAATATGTTCACTTGCAAACTTTGTTTTCTTCGCCAAAGCGGTATTCATAGCAAATGAATATAATTGCTTATATAAAGCCCCCCGCCCTTGGCTAAACGAAATAGCCATATTATAGGGAAGCCGTACATTACTTAAACCTCTGAAACCTATTTCATCACATTGGTTTGCTACACCTTGCAAAACCTCATCATCAACATTCTCGGCAAACATCGAACAATCAAATACATTTTCATCTGTAAACATTATAAACCTCTTTTCGTGGTGACTCTATTATACCACTTATTTCATATGTTTAATACCTAAAACAATCATTCCGACACCAACGCCTAAAAATGGAATGGCTAATAAAATACTCAACAAATTTGTTTCATGTGAAACTTTTGGATCATTTGCCTTTTTGAAATTATTTGTTCCATGTGAAACTTCTGGATCATTTGCCTTTTTTGAATTATTTGTTCCACGTGAAACTTTCGCATCATTTGCCTTTTCTGAATTATTTGTTTCATGTGAAACTTTTGGACCAATAGGTTTCATATACCCCGATTTGACCAATGCTTCATAACGGGCGCGTGCATATTTATAACATTCAAGCTTCTTACTTGGATGAGCATCTAAATATTCACCCTCTGCTTTAGTAATATGACTTTCATGATCAGGTAAATTTGTTCCATGTGAAACTTCCCGCATATACGCCTTTTTTGAATTATTTGTTTCATGCGAAACAGGATTAGAAGCAAATTGTAAATTCATATAAATAATATCGCTCTTGGACCATGATTCCGGTATTTGGGGCGTAGAGGTCATATGAGCGCCTTTAAGCCGTGGGTAATATAATTGACTACCATCTATTTTAGAACCGTTAAAAACAATTTTTCCAAGGTATACATGCGAATTAACCAATTTACCATCTTTATAAATGTTTGCATATACCGGCACGATTTTTTGTGTTTCATGTGAAACACTATTTGAATTACTTTGCGATTTTTGTGCTTCACTCGAACTGACGTTTGCTTGTAATTCGGCTCCTGAAACTGATGTTGAAATATTCATCATGTTTACATATGCAAACGCGAATGAAACCCCAAATAATGCCGCAATTTTCTTGATTGTCTTAGAAGCTCTATTTTTGCGCTCTAAGCGTTTAAAATCCTTTGGAGATAGATTATACTCCCCACGCTTAAAAACCTCATACAAGACCTCTGAGCTAGGTTTAACGGCTTGCTTTTGAATATGGATCATAATTAACACTCTTTCTATAAATTCTTGCCTTATTTCTTTACACTATTAGTATAACACTTATTACAAGAAAAACAAGATTAAAATTAATTATTTTCATTAATTTTTTTCAATTTTTCACCGTAAACTTTTTATTATACCACAAATTTAAGGGGGTGTCAAAGCCAGTTTATGTACCCTCCTAATTT